CCGTGTCGCAGCTTGTCGCCGTTCAACTATCCCGAATACGGCAAACTGCGGCAAATCCGCGTAACCTATACGTGACCACCCCGCGACAAACTGCGACAAAAGGTTACTTTTCCTGAATTCAGCGGATTTTTCCCTCGCCCGAAAATAGTTTCGACACCCCTCTCAGATTCTTGCTAAAAGACTTGACTTTGGCAAATATTAGGATTATGTTTGCATCGCAAACAACTAATATAAAGCATATTATAACCAAGTCGCACAATGACGCAAAACGTGTCGCAGGTTGTCGTACCGATTATTTCGACAAGTAAGACGAACCGGTTATTTTTGCTGAAAATGTAAGGAGTAGAACCTATAACCCATGCAAAAAATGGATATCAGTACATTCTCGATCCTCTTCATCATTCAAAAGGGAAAAACCAATCAGGAAGGCAAGGCTCCTATCTTGGCTCGAATCACGATCAACAAACAGATGGTGCACATCTCGACCCGGCAATCCGTTCCTCCGCAGCGATGGCTGCCGAAGGAGTGTAAAACCATCGGACTTACTAAAGAGGAGAAACAGATCAACCGTTTTCTCGAAGATTTCAAAGGTCTGATCTACTCCAAGTACAACGAACTGCTGCTACTGGGCGAAGTCATCACCGCAGACAAGCTCAAGCAGGCGATCTCTTCAAAAGGCGAGAAATGTATCTCATTACTCGATCTTTACGACGACTTCCTGAGCGATTATGCTCAACTCGTCGGTCACAAAACGAGCAAACGTACCTATGATAAATATGCGCTGGTACGCAACCGACTGGCACAATATCTCCGAGAATCCTACAATCTTTCGGACATTCCGCTGCGGGACATCTCCCCGAAGTTCATATCCGGATTCGACACGTTCCTTCGCACGACCTATCAGGTTGCGAATAACCATGCCATGAAAATGATGCAGAAGTTCCGAACGATTTATCAGACGGCCATCGATAACGGATGGGTGCAGAAAAACCCCTTCGCCTCGGTAAAAATTCACTTCGACATCGTAGACAGGGGATTCCTTTCCAAGCAGGAACTGGTAGCCATCATACAGAAACCGATGACCTCGAAACGGCTCGATCAGGTGCGCGACGTATTCGTGTTCTGCTGTTTCTGCGGACTGGCCTACTGCGACGTCGCGGGACTGACCGAGGAGAATCTCGTCGAAGGCGATGACGGAAAGGTGTGGTTACGGACTCGGAGACAGAAAACCGACACGTCGGTCGATGTTCCCCTGCTGGAAATTCCCTTGATGATTCTTCAAAAATACAAAGGTCAACTTACCGCAGGCAAATTGCTGCCCGTACCATCGAACCAGAAATGCAACGATTACCTCAAAGAGATCGCGGCGATCTGCGGCATCGATAAAGAATTGACCTTTCACATGGCCCGGCACACCTTTTCGACGACCGTAACGCTCTCGAATGGCGTCCCCATCGAAACGGTCTCGAAAATGCTCGGACACCGTAATATCCGCACGACGCAAATCTATGCAAAAGTTATTCACGACAAGGTTTCGGCTGATATGGATGCGCTGGCCGAGAGGTTAAACAGTACGATGCCGTCCCTGCCGCCAATACGAGAAACGAAAGTGGTTCAGCTCGCTGCACACAGCACATTATCGAAAGTCGACAGACGAGTCGCTGCGAGAATCTGATATTGCAACGGTTCAAAAACGGGAAACGGCAGCTTCGACTGCCGTTTTTACGTCAGCACCCACCCTTTGTCTGTCGCGATCGCTTTTTGGATAGCATTCAGTTTCGCGAGGTTTTTCGCCCCGATATTGCAGGTTTTGCCATTACCGGTATCGGATAGCGCGTTCAGCAGGAATACCAAACTCTCGACCGTGAGTTTCGGACAACCGTTCACGGCGATGTCCACATCGACGGGTCCGTCGATGATTACCGTTTCGAGTGCGGAGCAGGAAACGAATGTCGTGTCGACCTTCGATGTTACCTTGCTGAAGTCGAGTCTTCCGCCGATTTTGCGCAGGCTCTTGCAGCCATGGAACATCTCCGAGGCGGAGGTAATGCGCGAGGTGTTCAGTCCGCCGATCTCCTGCAAGTTCGTACAGCCGTAGAAGGCATACATCATATTCGCGACGTTCGAGGTGTCGAGTGTCGGCACGCGCTCCAGCGCCGTACAGCCGTAGCACATCTGATACATCGAATCGAACGACGCCGTGTCGAGTGCCGGAAATACCGACATCGTCGTATTGCCCCGAAAGAGCTGGTAGCCGTTGCGGATCTGATTCATTCCGCTGGTGCTGTCCACCAATGCGACTTTATCGACGAGCGATGCCAACGTCTCTTCGTCGGTTGTCGCCACGCCTTTTGCACGGAGTGTTCCTGTAAGGACCTGCCGTAAAGAATCGAGCCGCAAAACGAGTGAGGTAAAGTCTGCCATACGCTATCCGATAATATGGTTCAGGGCCTCCTCGATGCCCGTCAGTCCGAGCGAAGCGGTCATTGCATCGACCAACGTCGCATAAGTCACGGCAGCACCAGTACCGTTGCGGTCGATTTCGATAAGGTCGGTGGTGGCCAAAGCCGTCACCTTCGGGAGTTGAGAGAGCGTGATCGTATCGGTATCCGATCCGGTTGCAGGTCGTCCTATAATCGACCCTGTTTGTTCTGTTGCCATAATTCTATTCTTCGTAAATCCTGAATTCGGACATCATCTGATAGGTTACGTGCCACATGCATTTAACGGAGGAATAGGGCGACGGCACAGCCAACAGTTGCAGTAGCCCTCCGTAAGTTTCGATGCGAGGAACCGGCAGATAGCCCATTCCGTAGGCATCTTTCTTCAGTGTCGTCACGATGCCCGACTGCGTGTCGTCCGCCGCAAGCACGATGTTCGGCGAAGAGCGCGTGCGGATCGGACAGTCGTAGAGGTTCACCACGCTGCCGATATATTCGGCCGATACGGGCAAGTTCAGCCAGACGATGAAACTGCCGAAATCCGCGCCGTTGGCGATCAGGTTGAAGTTGCGGTTCAATGTATATTTGCGGGTCGAGGCGTTGTAGTCCGTGCCTTCGTCCGTGAAGTATTTGAACTGCACTTTCGAATATCCGCTGAAGATGCCGCTCGCCATTTCGACGTGTCCGTCTTCGTAGATGCGTGTGGCAGCCGTCGCAGCGTTCTCGATACCGTCCGCGCCGGCGAAGAACATCAACTTGCCGTGCTTCGACGTCGGAGCGCCTTTCAATGCGCAGCCCGCCATCCCCGCCACGACCTTCTTGTCCGTATCGTCCTTTACGCCGACGAACCCCGACAATACAACGCCGCTACCGGCATCGATCTCTGTCGAAATGTCTTGAAAGTTCTCGCGCAGATACTCCAGATCGCCATTATCATTCTTCGCAGCCTCGTCCAAGAGTGCTCCGATCGTCCGGCGAGCCGTATAGTAAGCCTCGATGTCGGCGAAATCCGCTTCGATCGGGATGAACTCCGGTTCCGACTGCGTGTATTTTCCGATAGTGGCAACGGCCCGTTGATAGGCATCTTCGTAGGGTGTCCATTCGTCGGCGAGCAACCGGACGGCGCGTCGCTTGCCATATACCATAAGCGTCTTGCCGTTTACACTGCGATAACGGAATACAGAGAGCAGCCGCAGGGCATTGGTGCGAAGTTGTTCGTACTCGGTTCGGATATCCTGCAAGCGCTCTTTCAGGAACGACTTCTCCACGGGCGAAACATATTCGTCGGAGTTGATACGGCCGAGCGTCTCCAGCGTCGAGGAGATCGTCTGCATCAACTCGTCGAAATCCGTTCCAGTATCGGGCTTCGCGGGGTCGATGCGACCGAAGCGCAGGATGCCGTTGCGGAAACTTACGCCATAACCCGTCGTACGGTTGAAGAGCTGCATATCGCCCGTAGCGGAGTCGAACCACGAGTCGCCCGACTTATCCGAGAGGAAGCCCGTGAGGTAGATGTTCTTCAGATAGGCCGAATAACCGGTCATATCCAGACCGTGCGCCTTGAGATTCGACAAGTCGCCGAACTGCGCTGCGATGTTCTCCGTGCGGATCGTCCAGTCGTCCATACCCGTGAGGAACCGCAGGTAGGTACGGGTTTCGTAGCGGGATGTTTGTCGCTCTTTGTCGGTCGTATTGCCGAATGCCACGAACTGCATCGCCGCCTGCGGGTGGTAGGGGTAACCCTCGCGCAGCTCGTACCGCCATTCGGCGTAGGTATCGCGGTCGAGGCACTCGGTAAGGCGGAAGTAGCAGGTCGTGAAGCCGGCATAGGTGCGGTTGCCGAACGAGTCGTCCGAATTGACGGTATTGCCGCTCGAAGCGTCCATTGCCGAGTTCAGGAAGATGCCCATACAGAGGTCGTTCTCGCGTAGGGTGCTTATTTCACCATCTTCCAACTTGACGACCAACGTCCGTTTCTCCGACGAGACGACCTCGACGATGCCGCCGCCCGGAGCGGACCACCGATCGCCGACGATCGTTTCGATGCGGTTGTAGCGGTATTCGGGAACCTCCAAGAACTCCTCCAAATGAAGCCGCCGCAGGTACGTATCGCCCATGACCGACAAGTCGCCCGAGATCGAACCGCCTTTCTTGTCCAATTTCTTGTCGAGTTCGCCCGATAGCCCCGTGATGTCGGAGACGGCGTGCGTATGCTTCTTCGGAGCCATCACGCCTTTGATCTCCTTACCGGAAACCTTCATCGATGCGGCGGCAGTCGGGACGTCGACGATGAACTCGAATGCGTCGAACTCCGCCAACTGTCCCGAAGCGCTCGCGAGGTCTTTGATGCGTACTTCGTCCATAATTTTTACTCTTTGACAGTGAAAATAAATGGATTTTTACTATCTTTATGGAAACAAAGTCTCAATTTGCTACACTATGTATATTGTTGATAACACAACTAAAAATAATCACTATTCCGTAATAGAGAATTTGGCATCTTCTGCCGATGAGATTATTCTTATCAGTCCGTTTTGCGTTTCTGATTTTGATAATTTTTTAGACCGGGTAGTAAACTCCGAATCGATTAAATCCATGACTTTTATGACCACCCTGAAAAGGAGTGAGATTGCAGATAAAACACAGTCTTTGCTTTCATTCAAACGAATGGCAACTAAATATGGAATTCAAAATTCTATCTTAATAAACAACTCTTTACACGGTAAAATTTATATCTTCAAATCCAATGGTGTACCACTTAATGCCCTTGTGACGTCTGCAAATGCTACCCACAATGGATTTTTCAGGAATCATGAATGGGGTTGTTGTTTCGATGATAAAGATCAAATTGATAATCTCGAAAAAACGATTATCCACACGGCTGAATATGAATTGACAGACAATATGCTTAATGATGTAAAACATCGAGTAGATTCACATAAACAGCAATATCCTACAGCACCGCAAATTTTGCCGCCAGTCATAAATATTAATGACATCATTGCTTCAAGTAGATTCAATCTTAATATAACTCCAAACACTCGAATCTTTCTCAAGCCCATCGGTCATACAGAAGATCCTGTTTTTGATGGAAATTACTCTGAAGAGACAAAACAATATTTTGCGAAACGTCCCAAGATTGTCCGTAATGATGACTTATTGATATCTTATGGGGTTGGTTCAAGAAAAATTATCTCGGTATTTCAAGTATTGAGCAATACTCCCAGCAATTCAGGGGACAAAAATTCTCGTTGGCCATGGTCTGTAGAGGTAAAGAATCTTACTCCTAAATTCGCGAAAGTATGGTTCGATAAAAATCTTTATATTACGAATTTAGCCCGAGAGTATGTCGATATTTATGACTTGCCAATTACTAATAACGGAGGTAAAACATTAGGTGCTCTTCAATGGGGAACTGATAAAATACAGCTCACACAAGACTTTGGAACTGAATTATTATCATTAGTAATGACTATTGAAAAGGGGTTATAATTCAAAATTAATTATCGGCAAAGAACTTTATGATAAAACTGAAACAAACATCTGTTTCGAAGTCGAGTTGTTTTCTTATGCTACAGACTTAAAAATCACCCACCCAGCACCTCTGACTTGAAGTTCTCTTTTCCGAGAACATACACCAAATCCCGACCCTTGGCAGTCAATTGACCGCCGAGGGTTATTCGTAGGTTCTGCGCGCTGCCGCCTGTCGGGAGCATCGCCTGCAACTTCGACAGCGGAGCGATGACTTCGGGATCCGTACCGGCATTGGGATTGTCGCCGACCATCGCATAGGTAGGACCGTATACCAGACCGCCGTTGGCCAATGCCGGCACGCTCTCCTGCGCATTCTTGTTGATGAGCGCCGTCATCACGGCTGCTGCCGCGACCATTGCTGCACCGATGGCGATCGCCGCCCACGGGTTAGCGAGGACGGATCTCAACGCCGATTTGAAGGCGATGATCATCACGCCGAACTCGATGAGCTGCGAGCCGATATTTTTCAGAAAATTGGCGAACTGCGTCAGAATCGCTTTCATCAGCCCTCCGAATCCCAAATCGCCGGCGATGATCTGCCCGATAGCCTCCGCCGCAGCGACGATGCTGTCGGCCATAAACTTCGACACCTGCTGATCGAAGCGTGTCATCACCTCCGCAATCGTGGCGTGGACATGCTCCAATGCCGCCGAGAACGACCAGCCCTTCGCCGTCAGCGCTGTCGTGTAGTTCTCGACCATCGAGACCGTATCGGCGAGGTTATTTTGCAAGTATGCGCTGTTGTCGTCCGCCCAGCCGTAAAGCCCTTCGCGCACCGCACCGAATATCGCCTGCATCTGCTGCGCATATTGCGATGTTACGGGTTTCAGATCGCCCATTTTGAGTTTCGGAGCCGGCAGTTCCAACTCGAAGCCCGCGGGCAGAATACCGTCCATCTTGACGACGGGCTTCAGGTCTTCGGGCTTGATATTTCGGATCCGCTCCAGCTCTTTTTGTAGCTTCCCGATCTCGGCATTCGCCGCAGCGATATCCTCGACGGTCGATTCGGGCAGCAGTTTCTTCTTTTCGAGGGCCTCGATCCGCGCCTGCAATTTACCGATGATGCCCGTGCTCTGCTCCGTCTGCGCGTTGGTTCCGGCGATGGACTTCATCAACTCCTCGGTTTGCTTGCGAGCCTCGTCCGTTACCTTGTCCAGTTCGGCCTGCGCCTCGGCCGCCTTCTTCTCCGTTTCGCGTTTCTTTTCGATCGCTGCCGTCAGCAGATCGTACTCCTTGCGCAGGGGTGCGAGTTTCGATTCGTCGGGGACTTTCTGCAAGATAAATCCGGCGACCAATCCACCGAAATTCGGAACCATCCGCGTCTTGGTCGTCGTGGCGATGATCTCTTTCTGCTCGGCGATATTCTCCTGCAACTTGCGTTCGAGCTCGTCGAGCGATTCGGTTTCGGCCATCTCGTCGATCATCTTCTGCTTCTGGAGGCGGGCGTAGGCGAATGCCGCACCGAGCGCGAGGACCGCCGCCATAATCAATCCGACGGGCGACAACAGAGCCGTAAATCCCGCCGCCAGCATCGGCAGCACCTTGATCACGGCGCCGATTCCGAGCGAAAGGGGACCGATCGCAGCCACCAGCCCCGCCACGACGACGATCGTCTGCATCATCGCCGGCGACATCGATTGCAGCATCTGCACGACCGTCGAGAGCGCACCCGCTATCTTCGTCGCGAAAGGCATGATGGCCGCACCGATCCGTTCGAGGAAGTCGCCCCACGCATTCTTGAGCTGCTGCACGGTGCCGAGTCCCGTCCGTGCGGCGGCTTCGGCCTGCCCGCCGAACTTGCGCTCCAACTCGTCGAGGATCATCGCCTGCGCTTTGGCTATGTCGCCCGTCTCGGCGAGCTTCTTGATTACCTCCGTCTGCTCCTTGGAAAAGGCGATACCGGCACGCGACAGCGACGAGAGCTTCGTCGCGGGATCGGAGAGCGCCTTGCCCAACTGCAACGACGCCGAACCCAAATCCATCTCCAACGCCGTGGCGAGGTCCAATGCCAACGCCTGCGTACGCTTGAAGTTCTCGCCCGTGATGTTAGTAAAAGCCAACAGGCGGGCGGTGGATTTGTCGAGGATCGTCTCGTCGCCGAAGAGTGTCTTGCCCTGCAACTCCGAAGCGTAGTCGGCCAACTGCCGGAAGTTGTAACCGACGGCCTGATTCGTAACCTTGAGCGCCTGCTGCACCTTCGCCTCGGCTTTGGCCTGCACATCGGCCAGGTGCAGCGACACGCCGCCCAATGCAGCAAGGGGTGCGGTGAGCTTCAGCGAGAGCGACTTGCCGACGGAGGTCAGCTTCTTTTCGAGCGAGCCGAGTCCTTTCTCGACCTGTTGCGCCTTCTGTTGGAACTCATACGAGTCGGCTCCGATCTTTATAAGTAAATCGGCGATTCTCCGGGACATGGCTGTTTAGGGTTTGTGTTGCAGATAGAGCGTCCAGCCCGCCTCGACGTCCGATAGTACCGCCGGTTGCCCGTTTTCCACCTGCGACATAGCCGCCACGATAGGAATCATCGTCTCGCCCGCCTGCGTATCGACCGGCTCGTCGGCGCCGATACCCGACCATTCGGCCACACAACGGATATAGTTTTCGGTATGGTTCTCGATGGGCGGAGCGTAGCGCGAGATCATCTGCCGGATTGTCCGGTAGCCCTTGCGGGAGTAGGAGTCCAGCAGCACGAACATCGCGCGGTAGCCCCACGCCATCGTCTCGAACTGCTTGAATGCGGCATCGCGCGAGGGCGCAACTTCGCCCAGATACTTCGTCGCCGACCGGCGGATATTGCCGGGATTACGATTGCGCATCCCTCTCGGCAAAGTTTTCTCGTTCATAATATCTGTGTTATTCGTTCCGGAATGTCATTGTAGCAATCGTTTCCTCCTTGAGGCTCGGCAGAGCCCGCAAGCGGGTTCTGCTCTCGCTCCGCGGCGTCGGTTACAATTATTCAGTCCTCTGCTCATCGCTTTATGATTTTCGGTTATTTTCGTCGGTCTCTTTGCGCTTGCGCTCCAACTCGGCTCTTTTGAGCAAGACCGGGCAATGTTCGGGCGGCGTTTCGCACTTGTAGGCCTGTCGGATGACGATGCGGCTGCGGTCGATCTCCACGTCCTTGTGCTCGATGATGATTTCGAGTTTGCCGACCTTCTCTTCGAGTTTCTCCACGCGCCCGTCCAGCCGCGTGATCTGCTCGGATTGGATCGCCACGACCTTCTCCGTGTTCGCTAATTCGGCGGAGTCGGCGGCCGCGTTCTCCTTGCGCTTCTTCGCGTTGAAAAAGAGGATCGTTCCCGCCAACCCGCTGGCAAGAATGAAGTTCAGAATGATGGATAGTGTTTCCATAGTTTCGCACTTATTCAGGAATGTATTTGTAAATCGCCCGTTCGCGCACGATATAGAGGTCGCCGCAGATGAAAAACAGCCCCATGATGTTCTCGCCCCAGCCGGCGGCGTTCCGAACGTCGGTCGTCGTGTCGTCGCGGAAGTTCCGGATGAAGATGCCGTCGTCGTAGGAGTGTACGACCTCGCTCATCGTATGGTCGGCGTGATCCGCCCAGCGTCCCAACCGCCGGAGCAGCGTCCGCTCGGTAATCGAATCCCGCCGATAGAACCACAGCATATCGTCGGCGTTGATGCCGATATAGTTGTCGGAGACGGTGACGATCTGCTCGCCCGCAGCGAATTGCAGCATCTTACAGGGCTGGTGGAACCGCTTGTCGTGCAGATAGGCGCCATGCGAGGTATTCACGACGATCGTATTTTCCGTACGCCGCAGGGCGAGGATCGCACCCGACATCGGCGTACCCTCGTAGGCATATCCCCGTCCGCGATATCCGGTCGAGGCATCGGGCGAAATGTACTTGCACTCCGGGCGCGAGAGGTAACGATAGGTGCGATAGTTCGGATCCTCGTCCTCTGCCGTGCGGGCGCTGCGTCCGCCGGCATCGCCGCCCCGCGGACCGATATATTGCCGGTAGGATTTCAGGATATGGATATATCCGTCCATGTAGGTCGCGACGTTGCGGTACTCCTCCGGCGGGGTATATATCCGTTCGACCGTACCGCGATAGTCGAGGTAGCGGACCCCTTTCCCGTCCACCGCGACGAAACCCTCGTCCGCCTCGTACATCTCGAAGGATGCCGTGCTGCGGTAGATCTCCCGTACCTGCCGCGTGGCGGTGTCGAAGGCATAGACCGTCTTTTTATCGACGGACTGGAGCAGCAGACGGTTCAGGCAGCGGATCGCCTTGCCGACCGTGAAGGAGAGCGTCGCGACCGCTATGCAGTCGTCGCCCTCCGGCGGTCTCTCCGTTGCGAGCAGGCGCGGCATCTCCGTGAGTTCGCTGTTGTAGGAGTCGTCGAGGGCATTCAGTTCGATGGAGTTCAGGTAATAGGCGGCGTTCAGGAACTTGTCGTCCCGAACCACCGTATTCATATCGATATGCTGCCCCGTGAAGATCTCGCCCGTGATGCGCCGGCTCGGCAGCTGCTTGTACCGCAATGCTCCCTGCACGATATGACCGACCAGCGTGTCGTAGTCGTTCCGACCTTTCGTATGCCAGATGCGCGTGGGATTGCCGGCGGCATCGAGGTAGTAGAGCGCATAGAGCAGCCGGTCGTTCGGAATGGCGGGAATATCGCTCACGGGAAGCGTTACGGACATATCGACATTGTTCGCGGGATCGACGAGCGACTCGTAGCGCAAACCCTTGTCGTAGCTGTCGCCCGCATCGATCGAGAGCGTCATCTTGCGGAACGCGGCGCTCTCCATATAGCCCGAAGTGCGGCCGCTCGGATTGCCGAAGCGGTCGGTATAGGTCGTGATCTTGCCGATGAGCGTCTGCCGGACGAAGAACCGCCACTCGCCGTCGCAGGGGATGCCGTCGATCTCGATCTTCATGTTCTGCTCGTTGCCGGTCTTGACCGTACTCGCGATCTCCCCGTCGGAGGACTGCACCCACGAACCGCTCTCGGCGAGGCTGTATGTCGCCTTTTCGCCGACGATGCGGACGCCGTAATGCACCGCGACATCGACGCTTTCGTTCGGGCGGTAAATGCCCAGTCCCCACTCCCGATGGTAGGTCTGCAACCCGAACTCCCATACGAGCGGGAAGTTGCACTGCTCGACGGGAAAGCCCCGAGTTACGACTTCCGCACCCCGATAGGCATCCTCGCCGCTGAAATAGAGTTCCTCTCCGCTCTTCACGGAGACGAAGCCGTGCGGATCCGTCCAAGCGTCGGGATCGTAGAACCCGATGCGGGCGATCAGGTTGTCGAGGCTCTTGTTCTTTACATCGACCGAGACCTTGCGCAGCGCAGGGACGATGTCGAGCGTCGAACTTCCCTCGATGTGCAGGTCGCCCGTCCACATGCCGTCGATGCGCTCGCGTGCAGCCGATGTGACGACCTGCGCACCGGTATGGATCACGAGCCGCAGTCCGCTGCCCGTAACGATCCGCCCGACGGGATGCTCCGTGCCGACGCGATAGAAATTCACGGGACGGGCAGTTCGGTAGAGCGATACGGCGCGGCGGATATGCAGGGCACCGTTCGACTGGAAGATCTGTCCGGCGAACGGACGCAGGCACAGTTCGAGGATGTCGCGATAGGTAGGCTCCTCGTAGACGTAGTAGAGCCGTTCGAGGTCGATATAGGTTTGACGGAGCGAAGAGGCGTTCTCGTCCATGCCCTCGACATACAGATCCATCCAGTCCGCCGTATCGAGATCCAACTCCAACAAGTCGATGCAGGAGGAGAGCAGTTCCCATAGCGACCGCCTGCCCGCGATGCCGATATGTACGAGGTCGCGGAACGGAATGCTCGACAAGAGGTTGAAGCCGTCCACGGCCTTGATCGTAACGGTATAGGGCGGAGCGGTGAAGTTCTCGGAGTAGAGGTCGGAGGTGACGTAGCCCCGCCAATAGAGCTGCCGATTGCGGAAAATCGAGACGCGAAAATAACGGGGATCGGAGGTGAACAGAGCCAGGTAATGGAAATTCTCCTTGCAGAGGATATTGATGGTCGCCTCCGAAGCCTTGACCGGCACGTAGAACTCGTCGCCCCGTTTCTCCCACGTAATCTGCAACGGCGTACCGCCGTCGAAGGCCATCTCCTCCGACGGACCTGCGTACCCCCGCTCCGAAATCTCCACGCGCCACAAAACGCCCTTGTACTTCGAGCGAAGTTCAGCGTAATATTTTAGACCGAAAATCGCCATACCTTTGTCGCGGGAATAAAGGTAAAATGGCAAAAGGCCTCATCGCTGAAACAAAGTCCCTCTATAATGAGATTGCCGGAGCCGCACATGATGCGGCTCCGGCTGCAATAAACAACTGATGGAGCACGATAGATTTCCTATCGAAAGAGACGACGTGTGCAACCCTACTCCGGGGTTAGGACGGATGCTCCCCGTTCGAGCTGCGGGGAGCATCCGTGCGTCGGTCTATTCCTCTTCGCCTTCGAACCACTCGCGGAAGTAGTCGTAGAAGCGCTCTTTGGTCCTATCCGCCATGCGATCGAAATTCGTCAGGATGAATTCGCGACCTTCGGTATTCCACTCGGCTGGGGTCTCGATAGCCCGGAAATTTACCGGTTCGACGATTACGCCTTCGTACTCTTCCAACAATTCGCGAGCTTTGCGAGCCATGTCTCGCACCTCGTCCGTCGCCTGCGCCCAATTCGTGGCATTCTTCGGGAATCTCTCTAAAAACCGTTCGATGTTCGTTCTCATAATTCGCTCTTTTTTAGTTGTTTATCGTACTGCAAACATAATATCGTTATTCGGAACACGCAAGTTGTTAGGCGACTATTATCGTATTTATTTTCAGTAAATTAGATGTTCCGAAAAGATGGCGGAACCGAGCATTATCGTTGCCGGCGATTATTCCGTTTTCTCGATAATTACGAACCGATCGACTTCGGGAATGACTGCCAAGCCACCCCACGTGCCGTGCAGTTGTCCGAGCGAGTCGATGAACTCGATCGTTCCCTCCTTGCCGTCGTAACGGCTATCCTCGTCGCGAAGATGGATAATGCGAATCTTGTCGCCTACCGTTGCATTTGCATTCATCGTTTTCATCTCTTTATGTGTTTTCCGGTTTCGGGTCTTAACCCCGCCGAGGAAGATTTCTCGGCGGGGTCGTCTCTCGTTTCGTCAATCAGCCGTCTCTTCCGATTCCCAACGCTCAGCGAGCAATGTGAGGATCCGGTTGTTGATGTCGTGATTCGCATTCGATAATTCGCCGTAGCGGTTACCGGCACGTCTGTTCTCGTCGGCAAGGCGTTGCATCTCCTTGCGGTTCTTTTCGAATTCGACCTCCAACCGGTCGAGTTCGGCGTCGATTTCCGTTCTTTTTCGATTCGCAGTATTCATAATCGAGTCGTTTAATAGATTGTAGTTCAATTGTTTATTGCACTGCAAACATAACATCATTATTCGGAATGCGCAAGTTTGTCGGCAACTTAATTCAAAGAATATCAACTATTTATCAAGCATTTTTCATATGGTAAATATACATGCTGCCGAAGATTCGTTGCAGAAACAATGTCCCGCCTTCGAACGGAAACCGGAGCCGTACATCGTGTACGGCTCCGGTCGCAATAAACAACTGAATGGACGAAACGAGGGAAAGCCTCCCGTCGGAGGCTCGGAGCATTCGCTCCTTACGATCGGAAGTCGGTTACTAATCGACCGCCAGATATTCCCACTTGCCGTCCCGATAGAGATATTTGTAACATATATCCTCCTCGATTTCTCGTTCGTAGGCGGCAACCGATTTATAAATCCGAGGCTCGGTATCGTACCGTTCATTCGATTTCTCGAACCGGCACTCTTCGAGACGTGTCTCCACATCGATTATGTTGCCTCGTTCGACCAGTGCCATTGCCGATTCCAATGTATTGTAGTGCGCTGACAACGTTTCGCCCAACGTATCGGGATGTCCGTCCCGCCATATATGAATGCTTTTGATTTTTCCGTCGGGAAGTCTTACTCCGATTCTTGCTCTTGTACTCATAATACGCTATATATTAGTTGTTTATTACACTGCAAAGATGGCATCATAATTCGGGACAAGCAAGTTTTTCTGCAAGTATTATTACGCTTATTTTCAATATTTTACACGTTCCCGAAGTGCGTCGCACACCTGTCGCAATGCCTCGCGTTCATCGCCATCGAGCGAGCAGACGAAATCGTCGTTGCTGTAGTAGTTGCCGTCCTCGTCCAGCTCGTCGAAGCAACGCTCATCGGCGGTCATAAGCACGGCAGCAAGGGCGCGATATTGAGTTGCGGTAATACCCGCAATCGTGTAAGTTCCGGTTTTCGTTCGGCGGAGTTTCATCGTCGTATCGTTTTATGCGCACCCTGCCTTTAGGCAAGGTGCGCGGTTATCGGTTACTCGATAGGAAAGACCTCTTGCCATCCGACTCTCGATACGCAACCGGACCGGTCCGCCCGTCGGATGATATAGGGAATACTGCTGCGGTCCTTTACATTGTCCACGAACTCATAAACCACGCAGTCGCCTTGCAGCCGGAAGCGTTGTCCGGCCGAAAGTTTATCGATCCGAGTAGCCGGCTTCAGATATTCGGATAGGCGTCCCGTGTTGCAGATCTTCTTCCAGCGGATCTCATTCGACTGCGGATTCATCTCGACCTCGACGCTCAGTTCGTCCCCGTAGTCGTCTTCGGTGGTGAGCCACACCTTAACTGGTCCGTTCGCCGGAGCGAGGCTTTTAACCGTTACCGCCGAAAATACGTAATCGCTCTGCTGCCGCATATAGTTCGATGCGATCTGTTTTGCCTGTGCACTTGTCATGTTCGGGTGTTTTAATCGTTTATTATTCAGTTGTTTATCGTACTGCAAACATAACATCGTTATTCGGAACACGCAAGTTATCCGGCAACTATTATCATATTTATTTTCAGTTATTTAGAATAGCGTCGGCGCGTGTTCGAAGAGATCCATCCTCCGCTCGATCTCCTCGAAAGTCTGCCCGTATTTGAAGCCTTCGGATGACTTATTTCCGACCTTCGAAAGCCGTTGCAGTTCGCGCCACAGTTCGGGATGTCGGCGGCGCAGTTCGGCGAAGACCGGTATGCGGCAGTTGGGGCAGAACCAGCAACCGCCCCGATGCGAGGTTCGGTAGAGAGGCGACAGCAGACCGTATTCTTCGCACTTGCGTCGGGCATCCGCCTCGGTGTACCCGTACTTGGCGAGCAGACTTGTTTTACGGATATACCCTTTGTCCTGCATCCGCGCGAGGCGTCTCGGTTCGTCGGCCGCGATGCCGACGTACTGCACGACGCCCTGCTTGCGGAAACGACCGTAATAATGATGTATGGGCCGGATTTTGAGGTCGCGGTTGGCGCAGCACTTGCCGCCGATGAGCCAGCCGCGCAGCATACCCTTATGCGTACCGCTCCCTATGACCGTATGGAATAACGTAAGATAGTCTTTCTCCGAACGGACGACATCGACCCGTACGCCCAAGGCTGCAAGACGCGGAATAGCCGTCGAGTAGATCCACTCGATGTGTTCGGGTATCTCGCCGCTGATATTGCGCCAGTGGTCGAACATCACCTCCGAGAAGACGGCGGCATCGAGCGGCTCGCCGTGCTCGAGGGCAAGGAGGATCGTAGCGATCGAATCCTTGCCGAACGAGCACGAAGCGATATAGGCGGGATTGTCGTAAGTATGCGAAGACATATCAAAGGGAGAGGGTTTGCTGTTCGAGTCTCTTCTCGCAAATTGCGACATACTCCGGATTGGGTTCGAAGCCGATGTAATGGCGTCCTAATCGTCGGGCGACGACTGCCGTCGTTCCGCTGCCCATAAAGGGATCGAGAACGAGTCCCCCTTCGGGACATCCGGCTTCGATCGGCGTCTCGACCAATCGCGAAGGATACATGGCATAGTGCGCCTCGTGGCTCGGTTCATAAGGGATACGCCACACGCACCGCATATTGCGACCGCGAGGATTTATCTCGAGGCGTCCGTGAGGTTTTCCGCTGATGCAGCGATACTTTTCGCTTTTGCCGTTGAGCGTTACCGGATTTTTATAGCGGTCGAAAGATGAAGCGGCATACGGTTCGAACTGCTGCTCGAAATAGTATCGCTGCGACTTGGTAAAGAAGAACATCTTCTCGAAGTCCACCGTAAAACGATCCCGCACGGAGGCGGGCATACAGGCGGGCTTGTACCAAATGATCTCGTTGCGCAGCACCCAGCCGCGCAGGATCATTTCGTCAGCGAACTTGTTCGGAATATTGCAGAGCGACTTGGATGGAATACGGTGACGCACCGTATCGACCTTGATGTCTATAAGGCAATCGCTGTTCTTCGAATTCTCGCTCCACTTGGGATCTTGTCGGCGGTTGTATTTGTATGGTTTGCTATACGAATCGCCCAAGTTCACCCACAGCGTGCCGGAGGGTTTCAGTACGCGGCGGCACTCGTCGAAGATCATGCACAGATGCGCGATGAACTCCTCGCGCGTAGGTTCCAACCCCAACTGTCCCGACCAACCGTCCGGCCATACGATCGAGCCGATGCCGTAGTCGCGCATCTGCCAGTACGGAGGCGAAGTGACGATGCAGTCCACCGACTCGTCGGGAAGCAGCCGAAGACCGGTCAGAGCGTCGCAGGTATGGATAGTATTCGGTTCCATATGGGCGATATCAGTAGTTCGTCGTGATCCACTCCTCCTGCCGGCGGCGGGAGACTTTCGAGGCGGTGATGGTGC